CCGTGCCCCTGATGGCAGGAGTGGATGCAGAACCGTCTACATCAGACAGGCCGTTGGTGCCTGACAGGATCAGCGCCATGATTGCTCCAGTGCGTCAAGTTGATTCATGGTGGCTCCTGATTAACGGTGGATGGCAATGTTAACCATCTCGGAATCTGCTACAGCAGCGTTTGCTGCGTTTGTCACTTGAATTTTTAACGCTGTTGTTGTAACCGATGTTGCATACGCATCGTTATGTATACGAACGTTTTGACCGCCTGTCCCACCAACTATTTTTGCTGTCCCATTAGCGGAATAATTAGCATCAGCCAGCGCGGTCGTAAAGTTCACCGTGTAGTCACCCGTACCGTTGTCCGTGATGCTGGTGACGTTACCCGACGCACGAATCGCAACAGTGCTAGTGCCGTTGAAGTTCACCCATGCCCGTGCGGCGTAGATGGGCGCTGAACCAGAGGCGTTTAACGCCGTCATGATGTTTGATGCGTTGGCCGTCAGGGAGAGCTTGTCGTTTGTTACGCTCGCGTTTGCCAAGAACGTGGTGCCAACAGACCCTGCCGTGCCGGGGATGGCGTTCAGGACCGACGACACATAGAAGCTGATGACCTCAACAAGATCGCCCGCCGTTGCGCCCGAGGCCAGCACAATCGTTGTGCCCGATGTGGCCGTGTAGTCGGCTGACCCCAGCATCACGCCGTTCCTGTACACATCCACGTAGCCCACCGTGTATGAGGGCACACTGAACGTGGTCTGGCTGGCGGTGGCCGTAAATTCTGTGACCGTGCGGTAGGCCGTGGTTACAACACCACTTGCAGGCAGGCCAAGGTAGCGCACACTGATGTTGTTCGTCCCCGTCGGCGGGGCGGCAGAGAAGGTCAGCGTTGTGCCCGAGACAGAGTACGTCGATGGGTCCTGCAACACACCCGTGACGGCAACAATGATCGAGGACGAGTTGGCCGGAGCCACCGTCATGGTGAACGCGACAGTCGAGCCGTTACCGCTGAACGTGTCAGTCAGGAAGGCCGCTGTGAGTGGTTGGTTCCCAATGTAGGCCATGACTTACTCGTACAAGATGTTGATGGTGCCAGCGTCGAAGGCGTTAGCAGATACCTCAATAAGTACCCTATCCAGAGTCGCCGCTAGGGGAATACCGCCGTTGGTGACAGACACGCCAACGTCGTTTGAGTTGCTGACGCTGCCGCTCATGGCCCAGGTATTTCCGGTTACGTTCGTAATGACGCAGTTACCATGCCGAGTGGCCGGTGCCCCAAGAGTCGTGCCGTCTACCGGCCAATATGTTGATGCCTGTGTAGTACCGCCAGTATTTAGGTAATACGCAGCGCCAAGATACCCAGATGTGGTGGCTCCGCTGGAGGTTCCGAGCCGAATGTAAACGATTGCAGACCCACTTACGCTGACACCGTTAAACATCAAGGTGATGCGCTTGACCCATGAAGGGATGCCGGTGAAAGAAACCGACGTACCAGACGTTGAAGCCACGGCTGTGCCGGAGGAAATAACCCCTGTTGTGCTTTTGGACGTAATGGTACTGATTGGCATGGCTTACCTTTGGGGCATTGCGGCCTTGATCTCATCCACAGTTGCTGCGGCGTCGATGGCGGTTTGCATCTGGGCGTATTTGTCCCGAATCTTCTGGCGCTCTGCCTCTGCCCCCTGTGCCTGACCGGGGATTTGTTTGGCGATGGCGTCATCAAACGGTTTGAACTCTTCAGCCCGTGCTGCACGGCGCACATCATGCGCGATGGTCTTGGCTTTGTTGATGTTGATGGTGATCATTTATGCGTACTCCCATGCTGCGCGAAAGGTGCGGTCAGACGGAATGTCAGCGACATCCACAATCTTGTACGGCTTGCCTGCCGGTACGTCTTTGGCCGCAATTGCTTGGATGCTCAGGCCACACTCAGGTGCCGGAACAATAACGGCAACCCCGCCGTCGTCGGTTGGATAGATGATCCTCTGGTTCATGGTTTACTCCTTGTTAACGGAAGATTGAAGCGGAAACAACAGCGACATCTAACGCTGATCCGGTTGTCATGTCTGCCGATAGAATTTTTACCGACGATGTCGCAAACGATTCTGTAGTAACGCCGAAATTTCGTTCAACTGTATTGTTATCTAAATAGCAACCACCAGTAGAAACTGCATAATTTGCATCGGCCAACGCACTCGTAAAATTAATGGTGTAGTTCCCCGTACCATTGTCCGTGATGCTGGTGACATTAAAACTTGCCCGGATGGCGACCGTGCCAGTGCCGTTGAAATTAACCCATGCCTTGGCGCTGCCGTTGACGACAGTGTTTACAGGAACCGTTGCCGTTCCGTCCAGCGTGCTCAGTGTCGTTGTTTTGATGGTTGACATGGCTGGGCCTTAACGGAAGACAGCTACATATATAGCGTCAAAATCTTTGGCTGTTGACTGTGAAGCGTTTAAAGTTCTGATGCGAAATGATGCCGCAATTAAAGTCGCAGCACTGAAACCTCCACCAACACCATCTGATGCGTTAAGAGTACCAATACAAACTTGCCCTGAATAATTCGCATCCGGCATCGCCGTGGTGAAGTTCACCGTGTAGTCCCCAGTGCCGTTATCCGTTATGCTCGTGACGTTCCCGCTGGCACGGATGGCCACCGTTCCGGTCCCATTGAAGTTGACCCACGCCTTGGCGGTGTAGACCTCTACGCCCGCGAGGTTCTGGATGGTCGTTACTTTGATCGTGCTCATTACACCACCGTCCAATTTGTGCCCGTGGACACCGTCACCGTCACGCCCGTTGCAACCGCCACAGGACCGGCAGACATGGCGTTATACCCATCTGGCGTGGTGTAGCTGGTCACAATGGTCTGCGGGTTGATGTAGAAACTGATGACCCCAAGGGATGCCTGACTCACCGTGCCCTGGCCCGGCGCGATCAACTGGACAATCGGGCTGGTGTAGTAGACGTAGATGTTGCCTGTTCCGCTGGGCGGCGCAGATGTAAACGTAATGGTCTGGCCACTGATGGTGTAGGCACTGCCGGGGTTCTGCGGCACGTTCTCAATGACAGCCTGCACACCAAAGACCGACCCAACCGGGCGCGACAGCGTAAACGCCGTGGTAGTCCCGTCGCCGTTGAAGTAGTCAACAGCAGGAACGAAGCCTTGCGTGGTGTAGGTGTTGCCAATAAAAGCCATCTCAGACCGCCGTCAAAACCGAAACAACCACATCCGCAGAGCTTGCGGCGCTGGTCAACACCTTCAGGGCATCAGAGGCAATCAGCACCACCCGGTTGCCACCAATCACCTCCAGCGAACCGCCGACAGGAATCGTGGCCGCCTTGACCAAATAATAGTCTGCGGCAGAGCGGGTGAAATACACATCGGTGGTGATTGGCGATGTTGTCGTGTTGGCCACCACCAAACTGGTGATGGCGATGGTTCCGCTGGAGACGGTTGTAAGCGTAGACGCCGATGTGCCGACGTTCCTTGCCACATAAGAAGTGTTTGCGTATGTAGGCATATCAACTCATCATTGTTGCTAAAAAGAGGGCTTCGTCATTTGTTGCAAATGACGCCGGTGATGATGCCCACCCAGTCCCTGTGGATGTCAGAAGATTACCCGCCGTGCCGGGTGAAGTCAAACCCGTACCGCCCGCCGCAGCAGGCAAAGTGCCAGCGGTCAATGCCGAGGCGCTGGTTGAGTACAGGGCGTAGTTTGCCGCCGTGAACGTGGTCAGGCCGGTGCCGCCATACCCAGATTGGATCGTGCCACCTTGCCAAGTGCCACCGGAGATGACCGCCGAGCCAAGATTGAAGGCGTTTGTGCCAAACGTCACGCCCTCTGGCAGATAGGCGTGGAGGTCCCAAGTGCCACCCGTCGTGCCGTTGTTCGTCAAAAACACCGCGCCTGCACCGCCAGATGGGATGGTGCTAATCGTGGCAGTGGCGTAGTCCGTAATGGTCAGAGTGCTCGTGGCAAGGTTGTTGAACACAAACGCCACACCCGTCGTCAGAGTGGTGGCGTCAGGTAGTGCATACGTCTGCCCGCCCGTCCCAACAAGGGTTTGAATGTAGCTGGAAGCCGCCGTCAGGGCTGTGGTTCCCCCTGCTGCGGTTGTGTTGGTGTTGGCCTGATTGACCCGGTTGACCGTGATGTTGGAGTTGGCGTCGCGCAGCACCACCGAGTTGGCCCCGGAGGAGGATGTAACCCCCGTACCGCCGTACGCCACAGCAATAGTTGACCCCTGCCATGTGCCAGACGCCACCGTGCCCAGGGCCGATACGTTGCCGCTTCCATCCAGATTGACCGACCGCCCGGACGGGTAGGTCACAAAGACGCTAACTACCCCAGAGAAGGTGACGGCGCTGCCGGTGTTGCTGGACGCGTAGATCGTCGTGCGCGTCAGCGTGGGTCCCGTGGTCGAATACGTGCCAAGGCCCACCTCCCACTGACCCGTCGTATCTGTAGCCGAGTAGTAGGTGGTGTTGGTGTCGCCAATGACGGCAAACGTCTGAAAGCCAAGAACAGCGCCCGTAAGCGTGAAGCTTACAGTCGTATTCGCCGTGGCCGTTTCTTGGACACGGTTTGCAAGGACCAGAGGCATCTAAACCCCCTATTAACTCGTCGCGGTGGTCGAGTAGGTAACCGAAACCGTATCGCCTGCCGTGGTGACCTTGGCCGTACCGAAAGCGCCTGCACTGTACAGCGTACCAGAGGTGTTGCCTTGAGTCGAAGACGCGCCAGAGCCGGTCACCAAGAAACAGCCGCCAACAGTACCGCCGCCACCCGTGATGGTGTAGGTGATTGCTGATGCGGTCTTGGTCGTCACGTTGGTGGGCGTGGTGCCAGTCGATGATGCTGCGCTAAACGATGCCGTGCCACGAACAGCCGAACCGCCCACGGTGTAGTTGGTGAACTCCGTCCAGCCGCCGTGCGAAGCCATCGTGTCTGCCGCAGCAAAGGTCGGGCTTGCGCCAGAAATCAAGCCCAGGAACGGACCAACGGTGGTGTAAGAAGTGCCAGACAGCAGCGTGTCAAGCATGAGTTCTTTGCCAACCGCGTTGACCAGATTGGGGAACTGATCTTCCCACTTGATGTTGCCATCGGCATCGCGGCAGACCACATGGTAGTGGCCCTCAATACCAACAGACTCCGCGCCAGCCACATTGGACTGCATGATCACTTCAGCGTGGTCACCGAAGTTGGAAAGTTCTTTCTGCATGATGACTCCTTAAACAAGTCTGATTAGGGCAGAGGTGCTCGTGTTTGCGGGCATCTGCACGGTGAAAGTGGTGGTTGAGGTTTTGTCAGACCCAAAGTCCAACACGCACACAGCGCCGTTGTCACCCGGCGTGTAGATCAATGCACCACGCGCTGTAATCGCCCCCGTCCATGCTGGAGAGGAGAAGTTGACGTACGTGATGCTGCCGCTGGCTGTGTCCTGGCTTGCGATGGTGGCGGTCACAACCAAACCCCCGGCAACATAATCACCGCCAGAGGCTTCTCCGGTAGTGGTGTACGCCGTGGTGGTCTGGTCCAGCGTGGCTGAGTTGGTGTACAGCGCCAGATAGAACGTGTCTGAGGCGAAGTTGATCGTGCCGTTGGCAAGCCCCGACCGCAGCGTGTTGCAGGAGTAGTTGCCGGTAAAGGCCATCAAGCCACCCCGTTATTCTGCGGCAGCGGGGCTGCGCGGTACTGACCCGACCTGTAGGCATCGCTGCGCTCAAGTCCATCACCCAGACGTTTGGCCAGAGCAAGAGCCTCTTTGTACTTGGTGTCGTACAGGGCCATCATGTCGGCCTCGCCCTTCATAAACGTGTAAGCCTCCACCAGGGAGCCGTACAGCAACACCGTGTCGAAGTTGTCACCCAGCCAAGTCTGACCATCAGCGGCAACAGTGATTGACTCAGGGTAATAGTAGTAATGCAACTCGACATCATAGGCCGCATCAGGTGTCGGCCCAAGGATGAAACTCAACTCGTCAGAGATGACTGCGCCTGAAACTGTCGGCCCAAACAACGCATAGTACTTTGGCGTCCCGGTGTCGTTTGGCGACGGGTATGCCTGCCGGATGAAGTTCACATCCTTGTTGAGCAGGTACTCGTACGACCCCGTGTTGAGGTTGCCGCCCGTCACGCCCGTGATGACCGCCAGTGAATAGACCGACAGGAAATCATTGGGGCACGACAGGTACTTGTTGCTGGCAGACACCGAGCCCGTGACGTTCTTGCGCAGAGACGGGAACTGAACCGAGTTGTAGATGCGCTGCTCTGCCTGTTGGATGAAGACAGGGATATTCGCCACGAACTCCGTTTCGTAGTTCTGGGTGTAGTCCTGAATTGCAGCAGACAGGGCAGCGTAGTTCATGCCATCGGACCCCTAGCCATCACACCTTTGGTTGCACAGCCAGTGCCACGGATTTTGATGCCGCTGGTTTTCATCGGCGGATAGTCTTGGCTGCGGGTGTTGGCCACCGACACGTTGGCTTTGCGCATGGTTGTCTTAGCAGGCTCTTCGCCCACCACGACAGACGGCACTTTTTTGGGGGACTTGTACGTTGCCATCTCAGGCTCCTTTGCGGCCAGGGCTACGCTGGTTCATGACCTTGGCCATGTTACGCCCGTACTTGAGCATGTCGGCGTTGGTTTTACCACCAGCCTTCATCTTGGTCAGGGGTTTGCCGGGGTGCATGGCTTTCTCGTGTTTATGCACGGCCTTCTTTGCGTCCATCATGATCGACTCCTTATGTCGTTGCAACCGTAATTGTGCCCAAATTCACTGCCAGAACCAAGTTATTTGGCGTTTCAATGGCAGTAAAAAACGAAGAACCTCCAACGGGGTTCCAGCCCCACTGGAATATGCGACTGCCAGCCTCTACCGATCCAGTACCCAGCGGCCCAGAACCCGTTTCAATCTGCAATCCACTGGTACCAGAGAGCCTGTAGCTGCGGTCAGGGCGAGGGTTCCTCAAACCCTGCGGGTCATCCACCGGGTACATGCCCAACTGCAACTGCGGCTGGTCTGGGTCCCAGCACTCCGGGCACACCAACAACTCATAGTTCTTGGTCTTGATGACCTCGCGCTTGAGCATTTTGAGCTTGAAGCGCTGATCACAGCGATCACACTGGGCAATCGCATACTTACCACTGGCAAACCTGTTGCCCATTAGTAAGTGCTCCCGATGAACTGCTGGCGCGGCACAAACCGGATTGCCGCCTTCTCACGATCCTCATCAGCGGCCAACTGCCACGCTTCGTCGTACTGAGCCTTCAGGATGGCCAGACGCTCCATCCCCCCGGGAATCTTCCCGGCGATGTAATAGGACAGACCCGCCGCCATGCAGGGAATGAACCTGAACGGCACATCCATGATGTTCACGCCGCCACCGGCATCCTGCGTACGGCGCAGCCGCCAGTAAACGAACTGATACTGCTGGGCGTTGTCCGGTGTCGGCCAGACAGTAATGGCTGGAAGCTGCTGCCAATAGACCGTTGATCCGTTGGTGTGGGATGCGGCTGTGGTGTCAGCCTGACCCCGGAAGCAGTTGTATAGGGTATTGCCTGAGATGTACCCGTAGTTGATGATCTCAGAGTCAATCTTGATAAACCCAGTGGCAGGCAGGCCCACCACGGAGTTGAGGGTGATCTGGGTGACGGTGGCGCTGATGCCGCCCACTTGACTGATGGACAAGCCGGTTGGGCTTTGCTGGCCGTTGTACCGCTGAACCCAGACTTGGATTGGGCGGGCCTGTTGGAGCTTGTTGGGCAGGGTGGCGTATGTGGAGACGCTGATCCGGGTGATGGTCAGGTCTGCCTGAGTCGCAGCCACATTGGCCCCGGTGCGGATCACATGCTCCAGAAGATCAATCGTGTCGGTCGGCAGAGCGTAGGTGTTCTGGCCCTGCACAAGGTCAATCGTGCCCTGCTCAATGGTCCAGAGGTTGATGCCCCGGTTGGCCCAGTCGGCAAACATGATGTTGAGCGAACGACGGGCGGTCTTGAGATCGTAGCCCGTGCGCAACTCTGAACCGGCACGCTCAAACGCTTCCTCGACCAGTTCAGTCAGGTCGAGGTTAAAACTGCTTGCGCCTGATGTGGTGGCCATTACCTATACCTCGCCGTCTTCGCCGCCACCTTGGGTGGTTGCTTTACAAATTGTTTTCCAGCCTTCTTGCCCGCCCGCTTGGCACGGGTCGTGGCAGCATACTCAGCGGGAGTCAACGCCTTGATGGCGTTCTCAGGCAAATATCGCTCCCCCGTCTTAGAAGACGGTTTGCCAGACTTGGTACGCCACTTCTGGGCACCCCAGTCTTTAAGCGACTGCTGCGGGTCTTTCACTTATACCCACCCCCACGGGCCTTGTACTGCTTGGCCAGAAGCTGTGCCTTGCGGGCCGACCATTGGCCTGCGCCTGTACCCTGCACTGCCCGGGACTTGATCGACTCAAACAGCGACTTGCGCATACCCGGTTTGGTGTAGACACCAGCCTGATTGACCTTGGACTTGGTCTGGCCACCAGCCGCGTACTGATCAAAGTCAGTATCGTCCCTACGGGCCTTGCGTTTCGGCCCGGGCATCTTGCTGGGGTTGATGGCCCCCATGCCACGGCTGGACATCATGGTTACACCAGCTTGCCGCGAGTTTTGCCGCGCTGGGCAATGCCATCTGCGCGGCGGGATGCACTTACCCCTCCGCCTTTTTTGAATGTGTCCTCTGGGTAAAGACCATACGGCGAAGTTCTATATGACGCAGCAACGGGTGCTGGCGCTGCCCCATCATCCCTTCTGAGTGGCGGCCCCAAATCTATGGTCGTTGGGTTTGCAAGCTCATGGGCAACATATGCCGCGCCCAAGCCACCAAGGACTTTGGCCGCGTTGACGAGTTTTTTCTTCCTCGACATGGTTACACCATCTTGCCACGGGTGTGGCCCTTAGTGATGCAGCCGTCGGCCCGAGTGACGCCACCCTTGGCCCGTCGCTGCGTGGAAGGGGGAGGAGGGGGCGGCGGCGTGGTGCTGGTAAGAGAGCCCATATAGGCGCTCTCCAGCTTGGGGGCCATCTGTTTATCCTTCTCCTCCTGAATCATTTGCTGTTCAGCGGGGGTCAGGGTCTGTTTGGGTTTCCTGGGTTTTTCCGACATGGTGTCACCTTAGTACATCTTGCACTTGGTTTTGCCTTTGGTAGCGATACC